CTTATAAAAAAAATGATAATAAATCAGGAAGACCAAAAGAAGGATGAAAAAGATCCCGGAGATATAGAGACAAATCTTGTAAACCAATAGACCCATAAAATTTTGATACTTTTTATCAAACAGGAAGTCAATTTTTTTATGAACATCGAACAACTTAAAGAAGCCGAATTTAACGACATTGAAATCAACGCCTGGATGCAGAAAAAGAGGAGTCTGCTTTCCGAAGCCGGTTTCAGTGGTAAAGAGATCGATGAGTATTTCGGAATCAAGTCCTTTGACCGGAAAGCTTTAACCGATGAGCTCACCAATATCTTCCAGTTAGAACTTGAGTATTTACCTGAAAAAGAGGAACCGCCTGAAGAACTCAAAGAAAGCGAAAAACCGAAAAGAAAGGAACCGGGAATTTATCCGGAAAAAGAGCCTTCCTGGATCCAGAAGTTTGTAAGGATCTTTGAGCCTGCATGGGAAGAAAAACGGGCACGGGCAACCTTGGCAGTCGAAGCCGCAGAAAAGACAGGCAGACGGCCCTATGAATTCGAGCCCACAACAGAAGAGGTTATCAGCAAGGGATTCAAGGCATCGGTCACAGGACTGCTTGCAACGGGCAAAGTACCGGAACCCCTGCCCGAAAGCGCGGAAAAATATATGACGCCGGCGCAGCGGATTCTCATGCAGGGATCGACCTTGCTCGGGGATCTGCCCTTTATGACCATGGGAGGCCTCATCGGCGCAGGGGGAGGACCGGTGACCGCAGTAGGGGGAGTATTCGCCCTGCCTGCAGGACTCCGCAAGGTTCTTATGGATAAATACGAGAAGGGAGAGATCCATTCCTTTTCCGAATTCTGGAAGAGGCTTACCGATGCTGTTTGGGAAACGGCCAAAGCTGAGATCATAGGCATGGCCACCGGAGCCGTAGGCGTAAGAGTGCCGGGACTCGGGAGAGTACCCGCTGAAGTGGTGACAATGGTTACAGTGGGGGATGCGCTCGAGGGACAGATCCCGGAGCCCCGGGAATTCATTGACGGAGCTATTCTGATCGGTGGAATGCGCTTTAGTACCCATATCGCCGGGAAGCTCAGAAATATTTACTGGCGATCAGGGAAGAAACCCGCTGAGGTAATCGAGGATATCAAGGAAGATCCTTCGATCAAGGAAGATTTGTTCAGTGATAATAAGGACGTCCCGGATAAATATAAAGCTCCAGAAAAACCAAAACTTAAAAGAAGGTTTGATATAGGTAAAGACACCTATGAGATGAAAGTAGGTGATGAGATTAAAATTGTGAAATTTACTCCTAAAGGGGTAGAGGAGGTTAAGGAATTCCCGGATAAATATAAAAAACCGGAACCGGCAAAGATTGAAATACCTGAGAAACCGAAGATAGAACTAAAACCTCCGATTGAAGAACCTGCCCCGGAACTGAAAGTCTCACCCGAGGACCAAAAACTTATAGGCAAATTCCGTGAGGCCGCTGAGAAGCTGACAAGCCAAATCAAGGAGAAAAGAGAACCGGCGATTTCAAAGCAAGCCCTAACGGCCCGACGTGCCCGGATTGCCGAGAGCATGGCCGCTGATGCGGATCGATTAGAACAGACCCAGAACGTCATGAACGGCATTGCCGATGCGATTGAAAACAGAACCTTGCCGGAAAGTCTCAAAGGAGTTACCAACAAGGCGCAAATCGAGACATTGATAGATTTTCGGGGTAACGTCTACCCTGATATCAATGCGCTCAATGATTGGATCGCTACACAGGCAAAACGGCTCAAATCAGCCAATATAAACAAACTGGAGGAATTGAAACAAGCCCAGGCCGATATTCAGGCATTTATCAAAGGTCCTTCCGAGGAAGTTTTGAGAGAAAAGGCACTCAAGGCAAAAGAGGCTGAATTTATCGGTAGGAAAATTCCCGGATTTTTCCCTACACCCGAGCCGGTCGGAAAAATGATGGTGGACCTGGCAGGAATAGAACCCCAAAGCACGGTCTTGGAGCCCTCCGCCGGCATGGGGAATCTTGCCGAGGTGATCCGTGGCGCTCATCCTGAAGCTCCTCTGTCCGTACTCGAGTGGAATTATTCTCTCCGGAAACTCCTGAACCTCAAAAAATTCAAGGTGATCGGTGACGATTTCTTGAAGCATGAAGGCAAATATGACCGGATCGTACAGAATCCCCCGTTTGAAAAGGGCCAGGATGTCGATCATGTCTATCATGCTTACGAGCATTTGAATCCGGGAGGCAGACTGATCTCCGTCATGAGCGAGGGGCCTTTCTTTAAAACGGATAAGAAATCAGAGGCATTCAGGAAATGGTTCGAGGAAAGAAAGGGAACGACTTACGAGCTGGAAGGGGCCTTTAAAGGCGCTGAATCCTTCCGGCAGACCGGAGTAAAAAGCCGGATCGTGATGCTCGACAAGCCAGTGGAGAAGGTAGAGAAAGTGCCTAAAAAACCGGAACCGAAAATTACCGGCAAGCCAGGCGCGATCCTGAGCGATAAAGCAGGACTCCTGAAAGAGATCGATGAGGCGATCAAGAAGGTACCGGAGGAAGCAACAGAAATAGAATGGATCAAATTTAAGATTGATGGGGCTACGGCAAGGATCGCACCATGGAAAGACGCTTTGAAAGAATTCAGGCGGAGGATTCAAAAGACGCCTGAGAAAGAGAAGATAGTTCTCACGCCCGCCCTGCGAAAAGCGCCGGCGAAACCATCTCCGGTAGCGGCAAAACGAGAGCATATTGAAGAATTAATAAAACTTGAAAATGCTCCTGGTTGGTTTTCTGATGGTAATATTCTCATCAAAGGGGAACTACCAAAAAACAAAAAATTCACTGAATTTCCCGAATTCGATCCAAAGGATGTATTCAAACAAATGGACTATGATCGCACCATAGCAACTGAACGTTTATATTACTATTCCACCGATATTGAAGCCCTTGATTATGTTGTATCTAAAGAACCGGTTGCTCGATTGAGCGATATTTATAGTTCCGGTGTGATTTTTAAGTGCGGAGACAAGTACACCGCCTATATGCAAGATAAATTCAATGTTGTCCGAAATCGTTTTCCTGACGCTGAATATAAAGTCAATCCCGAGGATGGGATGTTAGTTGCGTATAAAGATCAAAAGCCAGTTGCAGGCCTAATGCCTTTCAAACCCTTGGAAGAAACAAAAGGTCCCCTCTATGATGAGCCACCTTTAAAAGCAGAGGCCGAAGGGTATGGCTTTTTATCAACCGATACCGCGCCAATGGCCTTTGCCCCCGAGAAAGGATTCAGGCGCAAGCCGGAACCCCCTGGTGAGATCGAAAAACCGATCAGGCGATCCGATATTGTCAATTTTCTCAAGGAAAAGCTGGATGTGCCTATCAGGACCGGGCGCTTTTGGGGAGCCGGCAGGCGATATCTCGGCATCTTCAAGCTCAAAGAAGAAGTAGTCCGCACCAAGTTTGCCAATGACATTGAGACTATCTGCCATGAGGCCGGCCATGGTCTTCAAAAGTTTCTCTGGCCGCAGGCAATTACACGGCAAGGTCTTTCCTCAAAACCCCTTGAGCCCTGGAGAAAAGAACTCCTGGCCATAGCCACAAAACCCCGGGGCGGACAGGCAAAACTCCCTGAAGGATTCGCGGAGTTTATCAGGCTTTACGTCACGAATGAGAAGCAGGCCCTGGAAAAGGCACCCGAATTCTATAAGGCGTTTGAAGCCATGCTCGGCGAGAAATCCCCGGAAGCAAAGGAGATTCTGCTTGAAACCCGGAAAGAGTTTGAGAAATGGATCAAGCAACCGGCAGAGATGCGTGTGCTTTCGCAGGTCTCCGTCGGTGCCAGGGAAAAAAGACTCCCCAGCTGGCCGGATCTCTATACCGCTGCGGTAGACGATCTCCATTTCCTCAAGCGGGTTGTCGAAGCAATGACCAAGGGCGAGAAGATCTCCGCTGAGAAAGATCCCTACAAGCTGGTCCGGCTTATGCGCGGCTGCCTTGGCAGGGCAGAACATTTCCTGGAGCATAGCCCTTATTTATTCAAGACCTATGAGAACGTCGGCAAGCCGTTGAGGGCAATCCTTGAGCCTGTCAAAGATAATCTGGACGAGTTTCGCGCCTTTATCGTTTCCAAGAGGGCCATAGAGCTCCACAAGCGAGGCATTGAAACCGGTGTTTTGATCGAGGACGCTGAATTTGTTGTCAATAAATATGACCCTGTCTATGGAGAGATCTTCAAGGATCTCATCAAATACCAGGATGCTACGCTTGCCTATCTGGTCGATAGCGGCCTGGTCAGCACAAAGACCGCCATTAAAATGAAGCAACTGAACCGTGATTACGTGCCTTTTTACCGGGTTATGGAAACGGACAGAAGCAGAGGAACCGGTGTCGGCCTGCAGGCGCGGCAACCGATAAAACGGATCAAGGGCTCATGGAGAGATATTCAGGATCCCCTCGAATCGATCATCAAGAATACCTATCTCTACATCAACCTGGCTGAGAAGAACGCAGTTGGAAGGGCCTTAGTAAACTTAGCTGAGAGTACCGAGGGGATGGGAAAATATGTTGAGCGAATTCCCGAGCCTAAGCAAGTAATCAAGATCAGGGAGCCGGAGCTGTGGGGCCTCCTGCAAAAATACGGCAAATGGGTAGAAACATCTAAATACAAGGAACTGAAGCGTGAGATAGAGGAAAAGGTAAAGATCGGTGAAGGGGAAGAATTAAAACCCCTTGATAAAGTAGAAGAGAGGGTTCGTGAAGCTCTCACAACCAGAGGGTTTTCCAAGGGCGAGACCAGCCAGATCATCGAGCGTTTGAAAGGGGCAAAGACTTCAGAAGCGAAAAGTAAGATCATAGAAAGGACGATTGAGAAAGTCGCAGTCATAGAAACTACAAAAGAATTTGGCCTGGATCTTCCCGAGGGCGTGGCTGAGATCTTTCGTCCCTCTGCCTTTATGCCCAAAGATAATGTAATCGCTGTCTGGAGAGCCGGGAAAAGAACCCTTTACCAGGTGCATCCCGACGTGGCCAAAACCATGCTTGCCCTGGACCGGGAAAGTGTCAATCTTTTGATACGAATCCTGGGTATGCCTGCAAGCTGGCTGAGGGCCGGTGCTACCCTTACCCCTGAGTTTATCGCACGAAACCCCTTTCGTGATCAGTTTTCAGCCTTTGCCTATTCCAAGTATAACTTTGCTCCCGGCTATGACCTGGCCAAAGGCGTATTTTCCCTGGCCAAGAAAGATGAGGCTTACTGGCAATGGAAAAAAGGGGGAGGCCTGCGGTCGATGCTGGTATCCATGGACCGGAAATATCTGCAAAAGAACCTCGGCCAGGTACTTCAAAAAACTCCGGTGCGAAACATCATTAAGAATCCTATCGAGGCACTCAGGATCCTGAGCGAGATTATGGAGGCAGGGACCAGGTTAGGCGAATTCAAGAAAGGAATAAAGAAAGAAGGAGTCACTAAGACAGGAATGCTCGAGGCCGCGTATGCCAGTCGGGAAGTGACCCTGGATTTTGCCAGGGTAGGCGCGAAAACAAGGGCGGTCAATATCCTTATCGCCTTTTGGAATGCCAATGTGCAGGGTATAGATAAGATGAGGCGGACCTTCATAGAGCAACCTGCAATGACCACGGCCAAGGTAGCGGCTGGAATAACCTTGCCCTCAGTCATTCTTACCATTGTCAATCGGCAGGATGAGCGCTGGAAGGAAATACCGCAATGGCAAAAGGATCTTTTCTGGATCGTCATGACCGAAAATCATATCTGGAGAATTCCCAAACCCTTTGAACTTGGTATTCTTTTCGGCACCGTCCCTGAAAGAATCACCGAATACATTCTTGATCAGGATCCCCATGCCTTCGACGGAACCATTCAGGCAATAGTCCGGGGCGCCTCTCCCGGCATGATCCCCACAGTAGCGATCCCATGGATGGAGAATTGGGCGAATAGAAGCCTTTTCCTTGACAGGCCTATAGTACCCGCAGCCAGAGAAAAGGTGCTCCCTGAATACCAGTATAAGCCATATACAACGGAAGTAGCGAAGCTTATAGGAAGGACGCTCGGCGAATTGCCTGCCCTGGAAAAAAGCCCTTTTATCTCTCCTGCCCGGATAGAAAATCTCATCAGGGGATGGTCCGGAGGCCTGGGTATTCATATCCTGAAAGTAGCTGACGAGGCACTACGTAGAACGGGCATAGTACCTGAGACAATCAAACCGGCCCGCACGTGGGCCGATATTCCTTTAATAAAGGGATTCGCTGTCCGGCATCCGTCCGGCCAGGCCGAGAGCATCAAGAAGTTCTATGACAATTACCAGGATATCGAGCAGATCATTGCAACGATCAAGACCCTGAGCAAGAAAGAGTTAAAGTATGAAGAGGCTATCGGCATTCTGGAAGAGAACGCGGAGCAAGTCGCTATCAGATTGACAGGGATCTATAAGGGACTCTCAAATGCTCAAAAGACAATCTCTTTTATTTATGAAAATCCCGAGATCTCCCCAGATGAAAAACGGCAGCTTATCGATCTGATTTATTATCAGATGATCGATATGGCCAGGGGCGGGAATGACATCGTTGAGCAAGTAAAGAAAATGGCCAAAGAAAAATGAACGGATTTATGAAAGAATTAATTGTAATTCCCATCGTTGGCGCCTGGATAGCCTCCTTTGAGGTAAGATTGAGGAATAAGGTCGGTCGCAAGGAATTTGAACTTATCGTAGCCCAGGGGATACGATTGGAAAGTCATATATGGGATATCATGAAGGCCCAAAAAATCAAACCTACGATAGAGCCTCCGGATGAAATAAAAAACAATAGTATGGAGATAAAATCATGACTGTATCATCAACAACCAATAGGATTTCCTATAGTTGCAATGGATGGCAAAAGGAGTTTCCGTTCAATTTCAAGATTTTCGCCAAAACGGACCTTATCGTGATTCTATGTGATTCCGAGGGAAAGGAAACCACATTGACATTGACAACGGATTACACCGTGAGCGCGGGCCTCTGGCCGACCGGTGGGACCGTCACCACTGTCAAGGCGTATGCGGAGGAAAATACGCTTGTGATAATCAGGGAAATGCCGCCGACCCAGGATGTGGATTACGTGGAAAATGATTCCTTTCCTGCTGAAACACATGAAGAAGGGCTGGACCGGGGCGTGATGCTGATTCAAGAAATTATCGAAAAATTGGGCCGAATGCTCATTCTTGCGAAAAGCTCCAGCTATTTCGATCTGAGCTTGCCTGACCCGGTGGCCAGCAAACTCCTTGCATGGAAAGACGATCTCAGCGGGATAAAGAACGTAGAGCTCAAGAGCCATGGGGACCTCTCCGTCACCGATTATATAAAGACTCTGCTCGATGATGAGAATGCTTCGGCTGCCCTGACGACTTTGGGTGTAACTACTTTCATTAAGACACTATTGGATGATGAGGATGCAGCTACAGCAAGAGCTACACTTGGAGTCCCTATTCTTTCTCTCAACCAGAAAGTTATCGAGATTGGGGATTGGAACATGGACATTACTGTAAATGTTCAAATAGGCCATGGTTTAACACGAGATAAGATACGACAAATCTCTATTCTCATTAGAGATGATGATGGTAACGATTATTATCCCTTAGATTATAACGATCAAGTTAATCCAAATGACGGAGGATTTTATATCAACCAGACTTATGTTCAATTGTTTAGGAGAGTTAACGGTATATTTGACCATATTGATTTTGATGCAACTTCTTACAACCGAGGTTGGATAACAATTTGGTATGTAATTTAATAATAGTTTCTAATATGACAGGAAAATAAAAAAACCTCATGACCATATCATCAACAACAAATAGGATTACTTACAATTGCAATGGATCTCAGAAGGAATTTCCCTTCAACTTCAAGATCCTTGAAGAAGAAAATCTCGTTGTCATTTTGAAAGATCCGAACAACACGGAAACCATTCTGGTCCAGAATACCGATTACAGCGTAAGCGAGGAACCGTGGGAAACGGGAGGCTCGATAACCACCTTGGATGAAGATGCCTATGCCTCTGGCTACACTTTAACCATCATACGGCAATTAGATCTCGTTCAAGGCGCGGATTATCTTGAGGGCGATGCTTTCCCCGCTGAAACGCACGAAAAACAGCTTGATAGACTCATGATGATCGCGCAGCAACTTTTGGAAAAATTGAACAGGACACTTTTCCTGAAAATTACCTCTGAGTTTAAAGACCTTACCCTTCCGAGTCCCGTAGCAGGACAATATCTCCGATGGAAAGCGGATTTGAAAGGCCTGGAGAATATAGCAAGCGGTGATTTCGGCGATGTGCCTAATTGCTATGGCAAGACAATGACAGAGAACGAGACCTTCACATATCCTGGGGGCAATCATCTAAGATGTTTCCTGGATCCCGGAGGCGCAAACAGGAATTTCAATCCGTCCGGGAGTTTTCCGAGCGGATTCAAGATCGAAATTGTCAATAAAGGGGAAGAGATCATAACGTTCGATTCCGCCGTGTCTGCCCAGAATATCGCCCCGGGCCAACTCGGTACATTCATTTGGGACGGATCTATTTGGTATTAAAATATAGGAGGTAAAAAATGACAAAAGCATTCGAGGACGATAATGGCAACAAATCGTCTATGCGGCTGATATGGGCTGTCTGCGTGCTCACTATCATGGCTGTATGGGCTGTCGTCTGCATAAGAAACAACCAGCTTTTTTCTTTTGAGTTGGGCGACGCCGCTCTGATGACAGGTCTTTTCAGCGGTAAAGTAGCCCAGAAATATTTAGAAAGAAAGAATGGTTCGATAAACGGTTCTCTGCCGAAAGGCTGATCGACAGGTCAAAGTCGAAGGACGGCAAATAATAAATAATAATTAGGGCCCGGCTGAAGTTATAGCTAAACCAAGGCCGGCGCAAGAAACAAAAGGGCAGCAGGTAAGTGCTTACCCACTTATCTCGCTGCCCTTTTTGTTTGCCTTAAAACTCGCCTGCCCTCGTATGCAGGTAGAAAGGAGTATTATGAGAAGAGTATATATCCTGGTAAGTATTCTAATCCTTAGTTGTTTGTTCGTATTCGGGCAACCTTTGCAGCATGTCTATACAGACAAAGTTGAAGCCTTTGTAGCAAGCCAGGTTGGCATAGAATATGTCGTGGATGGTTCAGAAGCAGACCAGGGAGCAACAGGCAATCGCAAGTCGATCAAGGCGTATGTGGACGCAATAGGTACCTCCAGGAAAGCCACGATAAAATGCCTGCATACCAGTATTAATAATGAAACAACTTACACTCTCACAACCAGTGAAACCATCACGTCCAACATAACCCTTAAAATGGAAAATGGAGCGATTCTTGATGGTCCAGGAACCCTCACAATCAATGGGCCTTTTGAGCATGGCTTAACACAATGTTTTGATGACGATTTTATTCCTGTTTTTGGAGATGGAGCGGTTAAAGAAGTATATCCCGAATGGTGGGGCATAGATGGGACGGCAGACGAGGTACAAATCAATAAGGCTATCACAGCAGCAGCAAATATAAAATGTGTTGAACTTCAAGCTAAAACTTATACATGCGCTGCACCTATTGTAATATCTGCTGAAATGACCCTTACATGCAAATCTGGTCGAGCTGCCGTTACAAATGCCACCACAAATACAGTAATTCAAGTAATCAGTACTTTAGGTACTTCAAAAGATCTTTCAGCCAATGCAGATAGTTTTCAATCGGATATTGTTCTTGAGGCTGGCGGAGGCGCAAGTTACGCAGCAGATGAATGGATAATAATTCAAGATGATGATGATTGGGAGTATGGGCAAATAGATAGTATTGCCGCCGATACCCTGACAATGAAGAAAAAGTTGAGCCACACTTACGAAACTACCGATGCGGTTCATTCAGTTACAAAAGTTCCATTTATTGAGAACATCAGACTTGAAAATATGGTCCTTGATAATGGTAATTACGCTATGGCAGTAAAAATGTATAGTGTAAAAGATTTTGTAATTAGCAATGTAAAAGTTCAAAATATGCCGACTACTGCTGCCTCTGATATGTATTCTTTTTACCTCAGGTATTGTTACAGGGGAAATATAATAAACTGCAAAAGCATCAAGGGAAGTTATACCCCTTTCTATGCTTCATATTATTGTTTTGATGTCAACTTTTATGGTTGCTATGCAGAAGGCTACGATGGTTTCGC